TTTAAAGATTCTGCTAACTTGATCAGCATATCCAAGGTCATTGCATTATAAAGGTCTTTTGATGTGTTGTCAACAGTTTGTCTAAAAATACTTGCTAGTGCTTGCCCTCCACGTATACTATCAAGCACACCGGGTTTTTTTATTTCTATCCAGGTTGTTCCGTTTGAGGTAGCACAGATATTCGTTATTTCGTATCCTATGTTTTGAGCATGTTTTAGAATCAATCTCTTAGGCGTATAGTAATGAGAACCATTTTCCACTGCTCTCACTGCCCTCCATTGATCGCAATCGTTGAAACTGAACAGGAAAGTACCTCCGGGGCGCAACAACAACAGCACTTCATTCAAATATTTCTGTATAATTTCCAATGGCTTGAAATCAAAGTAATAGAATGCATAAACAAATCCAAATTGATTGTGCGGCAGATTGAAAAAGATATCTGCCTCTGTGTGATCTTGTATTACATAATATCTCAGTCTGCGTTGGTATTCCGGTGTAAACAATGATTTCACAGGGGTCAACAGATCTTCATGTGTGTCCACTAGATACAACGGATCAAATGCTACTGTACTGTCCAGGCCGGGACTGAGTGCCGGCCGAATCACTAGTCCTGGATGTTGCCAATTAGTATAAGAGTTTATCCTATCTCGCAGATGAGTTTCAGAGCTGGCATCTATATTTCGGTTTGTTGTTAAGATATATTCGGCAGAGTCGTACCCTATACTGTTTCGGTAACGAGTTGTACCCGCAGCAAAATACTCCGGTTCTTGTTTCTCGATCAAAATCTGTACATCTTGCCGCAGTTGTTTTAATTTTTGTTCATATTGTGTGAGAGAATTATTTAGATCCTGTTGTATCGAAAGTAGATCGGCAGCAATATTGCCAATCTGTATGTCATGATATTGCACAATTTGAGTGACCCTGGCTATCTCTGCGGTACTCGAAGAGAACGCAGCCCGAACACTCAAGGTGTCTAGATGATTTAGATATTCAACTATTTCGCCGAGTTTCATTCGAAAGAAAATAAACTAGTAAATGTGTTTTCTGTGTTGGTACTGGATTTCAAATCCCATCCTAACACTCCTAAGAGATTGTCGATTTTCTGATCCACCACAGTGGCTTCCATCTCACCATCATCAAACGGCAAGTCTTTAAACCATTGCGGTAAATGCATCTCATCAGTGGGATAGCCAATACTGGTCCATCCCAGGGCATTGCCTTTGAGCTTGCATACAATGGTCTTCATGCCATCCACAATCTGCATTGAATAATTATCTGAGTTCATCCTACGCAAATTATTCCAGTTCATGGCTGCTCGCACATGACCGGGCATGTTGGCTTTGCCCAGTCGCTCTTCTTCTTTTCTATATTTGGTCAAGTTGTTCACACGCTTGGGACTACCTTTTTCCCAGCCCGGGCGTTCCATGAATACGTATTTGAATTCTCTTATTCGTGCCACGATCTCTTCTCTCTGTGTTCCTGTTAGTACCTTATTTAGAATCTCGCTAAGGAACTCTTGAATTATTACAGGCGTGTCCGAACGTTTCAAATCTAAGCCCATGGCCTTGACCTTGCCTGGCTTGCCGTTCACATCCACACGCTTGTTCTCTTTGTCGATGTATAGCACAGCATAACGCTTCTTGGTGATGAACAAGCCAGTTCTAGCCACAATCTCTCGACCACCACGGATCACTGACCCCATCTCTCTTGGGCAATGGAACGCCTGTTCCATGAAGCTGGGAAATGATTCATTCACCTGATCTGCTATGGAGTTGTATAGCGCGATACAAGTCTCAGCAGACCATTCCATCCTGCCTTCCGCAACTTCTTTCTCCAGCATGGGCCAAGCACTGAAGTAACAAGAGTCTGTGTCACCGTAAATGATACTTTTACCCGAGTGGTCATATTCTCCGGTGATGCATTCATTTACATGTGCATCCATGTGCTTGGCAATGCTGCGACCTACCAAGGTGGTTGATTGGCCGATGCGCTTGTCAAAGAATCTGCACCCGGCATTCAAGATAGCACCATACAAACTGTTCAAGTTAATCTTCTTGACCAGTTGTCGTTTGTCCCAGTATTCAAACTGTACATCGTCCTTGCCTTCGTATTCTCGGGCTTTTTTCTGCATGTCTTTGCGTTCACTATACCAACGCTTGAGCAACCCTGGAATCACAGCTTCTTTCTCATATGTGAAGATGGTGCCATTGGCTGATAAGATCCAAGGTTGATTAGAGTCAAAGATCATCTTCCATATCTCGGCACCGGAATGTATGGTTTCTGCACCATCCTGCCAATCTATAGTGATCTCAGTACCGCGTTGTTGTTCCATCACGGCTGTGTATTCAAGGCTAGCAAACAATCCCTCCCAAGCAGCAGCAAAACTGTCTCCTTTGGCCATCTTGTCCTTGATCAGCCTATCGGTCATTATAGGCCGAAGTTGACCGACAATGGTTTCGGGCCCCATGTTAAGGGCCCTAATAGCACTGGGATAGAGCGAGTTGATGTCAATACTACCGATCCATTCGTGGATGCCTTTTTTGGGATAAGCAACATAGGCACCTGCGGCTTGCGTGTCTTCATCTGAGAGTCTTTCTTTACGGTTGGGAACTACCATACCACGCTCATGAGCTTCCACAATAATGGCCTGCTCAGTTACTGCTACTGCACCCATTGTGGTTTGCAGCAGCACGGTATTTTCATGCGCCAGGGTGTTGGCTAGACTCAAGAAACGCAGTTTCTTATCCAGCTTGCCTATCAGCATTGTGTCCTGGCGATTGTAATCAATAAAGGTCTTGAAGTTCTGATTGTAAAGTTGGTCTAGTGTTCCTTCGAACGCAGTCTTGCGACCAATCTCTTCGTATTCACCAATAGCATCCAACGCATAGCTGTGGCGTTCTTCGTAAGTGTATTTGCGATACAGTTGCATATAGTCCATATGCACACGCCCTACCAAGTCAAAGGTCTCATTCTCTGCACCAAAGCGTTCAAACATGCGTTGCTTGGGAAATTGATTCCATAGACACATGCGCCGTGTGTCATCTTTGCTTAGTACCCTACTGATACGATTCACTGTGTAAGGTATGTCGTAGCCTTCTGAGTTCCATCCAGTAAGGATGTCTGCATCCTGGATCAAGTCCAAGAATGATTTCAGCATGTCTGCTTCTTTCTCAAACATAAAGCAGTTGGTGAACTCACTAGCAATATTTTGTGCAGTCTCCATGCTCATGTGCCGTGGTGGCACGGCCAGCGTGACTATCTGATCTAACCAATCCATGTAGATAGAGATTGCCGTGACTGGGTTGAATGGATCGCTCACTGGAGAGAATCCGCGTTCAGGATCAAAGTCTACTTCAATGTCAAAGAATGCTGTATGTAGTTTTGGGCCATCTTGGCCTTTGTAGTTGTCCTCCAAGCAGCGGAAGATGGGATTGATATCACTCTCGTAGATCTTCTTGCTGGAGTGCATACGCACTTCTTTGCGGAACTCTTTGTTGTTTCTGCTGGAAAATCTCGCCACGGGGGTGCCGTAGATTGATTGGAACTTGCCTCGGGGGTCGTCGTAGTAGAACACATAGTTGGCCGGATATTCGCGATAGACTCTCTCGCCATTTTTCCTCTCAACTACATGTATGCGATCGTGTGCTCGATCATAAAGTGCGTCAACGTAACTCATGTACCTCCAATTATGGCTGGTCTGCCGTGATTCATGTTCGTGAAGTGAACGACTCTCAATTGCCTTGTAATAGCAATTTGATCAGCCCTGCGCTGTCGATTATACTTAGTATCAGATAGTTTCCTAGGAAGCCAAAACTGCCACGAGTGTACGCACACCACGACATGATCAAGCATCCGGTGATAAATGCCATGTATAGTGGAATGAATGGCAAGTTGGGTACAGTGATAGCGTAGGTCAGACTACACCCTAGAGATATCACCCACCCTAACGATTCTAAACAGAAGCGAAGAGGATACGCACGAAAATCTGCTCGAACATACTCGGCTATGCCGCTGCGCCATTCGGCGAAGCTCTGCGTCAAAGAGTCTTGCCCACAGTTTCCAGGATGGTTTCTAGTTGCTCGTGATCTTGTTTGGCTTTACCAAACTCTGCTTTGTGTGCCAATTTGATAGCTTTCTTTAGCACAGCAGGTTTGATCTCTAGTTCTTCGGCGATAGCCTTGATGGTATCGTTGAGTCCGGCACTGAGAGTATCCACTTCGTGCATGACCTGCATGCCTTCGTTGATGATCTGTGTGAGTTTGATCTTTTGATCGCCGTTAAAAGTTTTCATTGAGTATCTCCAGTAAAAACTCAGTATAACAACTTTGTGAAGTTATCACAAGAGTTTTTGGCTAACTTAACGTGCGTTTACAATCCGGGCCATAAGTGCTCTACGAGCAGCGCGACTCTCATCCACCTTTTTGGCATCGTTATCAAACTGTTTCTTTGTAGCTTGCACCATGCCGCCGAGACGTCGATCACCGCGTTTGAAATCACCAGCTTGATCGGCTTTTTTAGCATCTTTGGCAGCAGCAGTTTTGTATTGACTCAGCTTGTTGGTGCTGAGCTCATTTACTTTCATATAGTTGCCAGTAGCAGGTCCAACAGCAGCTGGTGCTCCGGTGCTCATGCTTCCTGTTGCACCACTGGTAGCAGGAGAACTATCTAGATAATTATTGGCCGGTGCTGCTGGTGGCGGCTCGGCTGATTGACTGGGTGCAGGTAGAGTGATCGTGTATGTAGATACATATTTGCCTGTTCCATCGGACTTGGTATCCTGTGGACCGTATTTTGTTCCTGCGGGCAACTGAACTCCATTAGGAAAGTTAGCAGTGCCGGCGATACTTTGTGCTGCTTTTCGTCTGGCATCCCGGGCAGCAATATCTACCGACATTTGCCAGTTACTACTTGTGCCAGTTCCCACAAACTGTTGGCCGGCTGCATTTTGTTCATTCAAATCTTCGTATTGCTGCATCTTTCCAGGTGGTGGGTTTATTGGAGGATTTGTCCAAGTTTTCGGTGGTGGAAGAAGTTTACCATTTTTATCAACCCGGCGTCCTTGTTTGTCTACTCGCATGACAAGGTCATCAGTTTGGTCATCGATTTTTTTGGCTCGTTCGGCATCCACTTGCTGTTGTGTTTTTTTACCACTTAGAATGTCTGCCATTTCCTGAGGAGTGTAATTGGTTTGTGCTGCCTCGTCCACTCGTTTCATGTCCTTGCGGATCGCAGCCTTGACCTTGCCGTATTTCTTCATGAAGTCAGAGTCGGGCATGATTTTGAGATCGTCGGCTAATTCTTTCACACGGCCTTCTTTGATCAAGGCTCTTTTCAGTTTTAGCATCAGACTGTCTGATTCTTTGACATCTTTTTTCTTGTCATCTTTTTTAGCCATTGATTTGGAAAGCGCATCAAGCGCGTGTTTGACCATTTTTTCTTTTGTTATTGGCTTTGCTATTTTCTCTGGACCCTCACGAGGACCAGTATCACGACCCGGAGGTGTTTGGCTCTTGTCCATCTCTGTCAAGCCTTCCGCCACACCTTGTGATTCTTTAGGATAACTATATCCATCAATTTCGTAGAAGTTGTCTAGTGCTTCAATTTTGGCCACAGCCCTTTGTAATTTTTGCTCTGAGCTAGTCCAATATTCTCGAGTGGTCACTCGGCCTTCACGACCAGCAAATACTTTATAACGCACACCAAACGGTTTTCTACTATCGTATTCACCTTCTGCCATGTCTTTCGGCCCATAATACTTATTTAATATTTCCTGCGCTTTTTCTGGAGTGACCCATGGGTTCTTATCGGTCCCATCCACAATAGATTGAAAAAAGTTTTTATCACCCAATTCGCCAGAATCTAACGCTTGTTGGATGTGTTCGGGCGCGGGTCTGTAGTATTGCTCTTCATCGTCTCCTTTACGCTGCACAGGAACTTTTTCTTTTTGTTTTAGATCAGGAGTCATATCAAATTCAGGACGGGTCGGTGCAGGCAATGCTGGTGTGTGTCGTGCTGGGTGAGCAGTTGTTTGTTGTGGTGCAGCCAGCGATTGTCCATTGGACTTGAATATCTGCCGCACCAGGCCCGAGACGGCATTGGCCATGGCCACGATAGGTGCAGGCAAATGAGCACCCTTGGCCGCTGTATCGATGTATCCTAATTGTTGCAAAGTGGGCATGGATATGGATCCATTTTCAAACGGGTTGATGATTTTCAATGCGTCAGGATATTCATCAAAAAAGTCTTCCAGGCTCCAGGTATCATCAACCTTCTCTAATATGTCATTTACCAAGGAGACTTTGAGTGATCGCCCGGTCAATCTTTCAAACTCTTCAACGGGATTTACATCATTATTGTCTTCGCAATATTCTTCAAAATCACTCCAGTCCTCGTAGTCCCTGAATCCCTTTACACGCTGCAATGCTCTCATATCACTGTCAGTGATGGCATCTGCCAGTATGCCAGAGTCGGCCTGATAATCATACATGTTGTATAGTTCTTCAGCAGTGGCCACTTTGAGCATGGCTTTGAGAGCCTGGATGCCATTCATCCCACCGGCTTGTTCAGCAAATCCTTTGACCAAGGTCACAATCTCTGGGCCAGCCGCAGACATTGCTGCACCAGCGACTGCCGCACCTGCTGCCTTTTTTAGGAATCCACGACGGCTTGGATCTATGGCGTCTTCTTCTCCTAGAGGATTTTGCAGTTTGTGCAGGCTCTTGAAACGATTCTTCTTGTGACTGAATTTTCGTAGACCGCTTTCATTTGTTTGATGACCCATCAACCGCATCATGGTGCGAACATGAACACGATCTTTTTCTTTTTCATCATCGGACAAATCATCATATGGAACATGCTGTGCAGCATTATAATCAGCCTTGGGATTGCGTTTCATCCACTGGCGGTGGATAAATTCAGCAGCCTTTTCCATGTCACGGCCAAAATGTTTCACAGCATGCTGGGCAGCACGACCTGCTGCTAGATTTTCTTTCTGCCAGTCAGGATGTAAGTCGGCAAAGGGCACATTGATATCGCCTTCTGTGCCATCACTGTTCTTTTTGATCCGCGGCTTGGTGCCTGTGGGGTCAAAGTTCCTACGCCATTCTTCGTGTGCATTGCTGGCGAATTGTGTTATGGGATCCGTTTGAGATTCAAAAATAGGGTGGGTGAACAGTTGGTCGATGATCATATCATGCTTCTTCTAAGTAATCGTCACTAGGGTCTCGCGGCAGACCTCTGCGATGTGCTCGGAACATCTCCACAGCCATCTCGGCTTCATCCAATGTGCGAAACCTACTGGGCAACACACGACCGCCGAGTCGTATCTCGATGCTAGAATCAGGATTTCCCCAACATTCTAGACAGCTGCCATCTTCCAGTGCAATGGTTCTTAGATGTGTGGATTCACCCACGCTCACTGGGCTCATCATAGCAGTGCCTGACAGCATGGGTTCTTCAGTTTCACTGTATTCGTCCTGATTGCCGGGCTTGGCTGGATTCCGATCCTGCACTTTCTGGGCAGCTTGACGCACTAGGCGTTTTTTCTTGTCGTCAAGCTCGTCGTCTTTTTTGGCTTCGAGATAGTCCAGATATTGACCAAGATCTTGTTTCACACGACTCAGCATGTCTTCGTCGATTTCACTCATGTGTCGAGCTAATGCAACAGGTTCTTTGCTGTCGCCAAACATGTTCTTGCCCAGTGGTTTCTTTTGATTGTTGCTGCCCAACACCGGTGATACATTTTCAGGTTTAAATAATGCAGGTAACTGTGGCACTGACTTCTGTTGCTTGTTCAATCCGTGTTTAACTGATACCGGGGTAGTGTCAGATTCGATCACTCTCAACCGGTCTAGAATCTTTGATATATCGTCGTTCATGCTCTCTCAACTTTCAAATAACTGGTCAGTTGCCAACGATACTTGCCATGGGCACTGAGTCGTTCTGCTATGAAGTTGGCGATACCTTGTTCATTGTCGTTGTTGGCTTCGTCAAAGCAACGGCTCAACAATTCAAGCATCTGATCGTTATTGACTTTGAGTTCTTCCAACATGAGTCGAGCACGAGGAATCTTTGTTTGTCCTGAGATCTCGGTTAGTTCACTAAAACGCTCAAAACTGGCCGGAGCATATTCACCTAGATAACGGATGTATTCTGCTGTGGGATCCAATGCTGAGTAAGCATCTTCGTAGACGTTTTGGAAAAACTCATGCAGTTCTCCAAAGTCCGGACCTTCCACATTCCAGTGAAAGCCCTGAGCTTTTAGATAGTAGGCAAAATTAGTTGCCAGGAGCGTTTTTAAACTGTCTGAGAGCATGCTTGTTCCTTTTGTATTCTTTCGGAGTATTAGGAGTAGGATCCGTTGTGTATTTACCACTCAACATAGATCCGCCTTGTCTTGTTTGCATGCCTAAAGCCTGGCTCACAGGTGCTATTGATCCTGAGCCGGTGCTACCGCCACTTGCATCTTCCATTATTTCATGTGCTCTCATTGGCGATCCTTAATATATTCTTTGTGACATTCACATAAGGTATGGCAAATATGCGTCCTAACATAAATGGTCTTTGCTCAATCCTTACGTTTTTCACTGTGATCTTTCCTGTGGCAGGCGGAACCAGTTCCCAACGCAGTTTGTATTCGCCTGGCGGAGCATCTATTTGTAACATCTCTTCAAGATATTCTTCTCGCCATATCCATGTTCGTTCCGCAAACATCTCATCATTTACGTATACTCTATAACTAGGAGGATCACCCCTCCACTTCACCGATACGTCAGCCTTGATGATAAGCGCTCGTCGATTCATCTCACAGTTTGCCCGTTTTTCTTTTTAATGCCTACTGGATCTCGCAAGCCTTCTGTCTTGGGCTTCTTACCGGCTTTTTTCATTGCGATAGCGATAGCTGCTTGTTGGGCAGCATTGGCTGCTTCTTCCACGTCTTTTTCACCCAGGAAACCCATGCCCTCGGTCTGTGGTTGGAACAGCTCAAATATCAACATTATGGCCTCGGCTCAGCTAGTTGATTACCGGGCACTAGATTCTGTGCGAACTTTATGCGCTTTTGTCTATGGATTCCACTGCTGCGTTCATAATATTGATCTATTATTGCAGCAGCTTCGGCGGCTGTTTTGGCTGCTTTTAAACGAGCTCCTGAACGACGTTCGGTGGATTTAGGATCGGTGAGTTCCCATTGAACAAATTTCAATTGATCTTCCAAGCCAGATCCTTTGAGAGGTTTGCCCATAACCCGTTCAAAGTCTCTTTGTCTAGAGCCATGCCACTGTGCAATACCATATCCTTTACCAGCGTCTCCTACTGCGGCAGGATCGATTCGATCATATGATTCTGCTTGAAGATTGGCCACGATACCTGCTGCTTGTTCTGGTGTCCATCCTTGCTGGATGAAGTAATCCAATGCGGTTTTTGCATTACCCGATGCTCCGCCGCCTTTTGATGGTTGTTTGTCAACTTTTTTAACTGTTGGTGTTTTGTCCCCATTGGGATTATCACCACGCACTCTTAGAAATGTTCCTGGCTTGAAAGTTTTCAGATCTAGTCCAGGATTTAACCATGCGAGCCCTTCGGGTGTGGTGTCGTAATCTCTACAGATATTTTCTAATGTATCGTCGGGACCTACAGTAATTATATCTCGAATAATCCATTTCATTGATCGACTGTTGGGGATATTACCAGATGTGCGTTTAGCATCACCACCTGGAGTAAATGAAGGAGCCTCAGATAAAAATTCAAATGATTTCATATTATTTTCCAGTCAATCCTGCCAGTAATCTCATGCGTTGCATATCAGAAGATTCTTTTGCAACAGTTGCTTGCGATGCTGGTGCGTCTATGGGTATCATCTTTCGATTGTCTGCATCCCATGCTCCGAATCTGCCGTTGGCATATCGATATATGGTGAGTCCCTCGTGGGTTTTGCCAATGGGCTGTAGCTTGCCATTGCCGGTCTCTGCCCCGGCGTTAGGATCTCGCATCAATTTATATACATTACCTATGCGATACATCCTGCGTTCATACGGATCAAATCCTGCAAGAACGCCGTCGGCCTTTTTCCATACTTGGCGACCCTTGCTGTCTTTGACACCGGGCAACGGCTCTACATATCCTATCTGTTTTGGCATATCTACATTGATTGGTGTACCTCCGGGATTGCCCGAATCACCACGACCTGTTCCTGCACCCCGATAGGCATTTCCAACAGACAGGATAGCATTGGAAGTATCTTTTCCAATGATGCCGTCGTCCTCGATGCTTTGAGACCTTTGGAATTTTTTGATTCTTTCAATATCTAATTTGCCGTTTTGGATAAGTCCCATGTTGATGGCATATGCCCACACGGTTGGACTTATGTTGATTCCCCCGTTGACTGATGATTTTGTATCACTGGGTTTTTTCTTTTGATCTTTATTAGGTTCCACTACAGGGCCGACATCAGCGTCTGCGTCTCCGCTTTTACCACCGATGTTAACAGTTTGGTCTCCTGATTTTGCTTTGCTTGTATCTAATTTAGGATCTTGAGACAAGTCTTTGATTCTTGCTAGTGCAGCATCATCTTGCTCGGTATTTTCACCGTCAACTTTTCCTGTGAGACGATTTAATTTTCGACCGTTGGCGTCTGTTTGATCGACGTCAACCGCGGCGATTGGTTCTGTTTTTATTGTTGTTGTTGAAATTGGTTGTGTTACTGCTACGGGCGGTGCCTTTGAAAGGCGGCTGTCTGCACCTGCCGCACCCCCCTGCACGGTTGCGCTGGATGGTGCAGCGACCTTTGTTTTCGGTGCTTCGGATCCACCGGGTGCAACTGGACTCCTATCAAATGAACGATCATCAAAATCCTTGTTAAGATAATTGCCTTGTTCTCTAGGAGTTTTAATTCGTTGTGCGTTGGCGGCGATTTCAGCATCACTCATACCAGCTGCCGGTGCTGGCGGCACTGCTGCTTTTTCAAGCGGAGGGTAAAACTCTCTTGGTGCTGCTTCTCTAGCAGCTCGTTCTAGTTCTAGAGCGCCACCACTGAGCACAGGTTTTCCATCACGACCGACTAGATTACCGACTACAGGAGGATTGGCTTTCATGTACGCATCAATCTCCTGATGAGTAGCAGGTGGAAGTCCTGCTTGTTGTCTTACTATAGGATCAATGCCTGTGTAAGTAGATTTTTTTGGTTCCACTGGTAGTGCGCCGGGTTCTAGAGAAACAGGTTCTTTAAGGCCTATTTTGTTTCCGAGATAATTGCCAACTTTTTTCAACCAATCGGGTGTTTGTGCAGGCGCAGCCCCGGGTGCTGCGTCAAATTCATTGCTGCCGTTGCGCCCTGCTTCTTTGATAAATTCTTTTAATCTCATAAAATGTTCCTCAGAGTGTGATCCATTCTTTATTTATTCTATTTGCCCTGACTGGCCAATCTTGCTCCATTGTTGAAACTGTTGCTGTGGCTCATTGCTGTGCGGTTGCCACGGGCTTTAGACCACGAATATCCTGCTCTGTGCCCGGAACAATCCTTGGTGCAGGGTGACCCTAGAAAGCTCAGTTCATCTAGCTCTTGTGGTTCGGGCTTTTTCTTACGTGTAAATTCTCGTGCTCTCATAATATTATGCCAATTGTTGTTTGAACCAATCTAAGAATGGTTTATTTTTAGGATTTTTTAAAGCGTCGGCTTGTGCATTAAACCGTGCTTGATACATCGACGAGCCATTCCATACTCGATAAAATGGTATGCCTGTTCGCTGAGCCGTTGCGATTTTCTCATGCAAGAAGGCAATCCAATACTGATTTAAATAGTCAGTCATTCCTGCCTGCACCACTTGATCCAAAAACTTTCGTTGTTGAGGACGATTGTCGAGCACCAGGCCGTTGTATCCAAAATCTTCTCTGCCTTCGACCATTGCCAACATTGCCCAAATTTCAGGCGGTATCACAGGTAGCAGTTTTTTATCTCTCGCCCATTTGTATGCAGACAATAGTTTGGTCATTTGTCCATTTGGATTAAAAGAAAGGGGCAGAGTTTCTACTTCGCCAGTACGTGCATCACCTTTCCACGCTTGCAACCATCCGACAGGCACAGGCTGATCTGGCGCCCATTTGCGGGCGTCGGTTGGTCCGGGCTCGGCTTTCCCGCCTTCAGTGACAAATTCTTGTGATCTCATAGTGTATTCTCTTGTTTAGTCTGGGATGATGACTTTATCACCGGGGAATATCAAATTGGGATTACGACCATTGGAAGTAAATTGCGGATTGGCTCGAAGTAAATCACTCAATCGACCCTTGTAGAATCTTTGAGCTATACGACCCAGGATGTCACCGCGTTGTACTGTGTAAGTTTTTGGTGTTGTCGCTGCTGTTGGCTTTTCTGCTGCTGCTGGCGCTGTTGGTGCTGTTGGTGCTGTTGGTGCTGCTGGCGCTGCTGGCGCTGCTGTTGCTGCTGCTGTTGCTACTGGCTTTTCTGCGGTTGCTGGTGTTGCTGGTTTCGCTGCGGTTGCTGGTTTCGCTGCGGTTGCTACCGTTGCTGGTGTTGCTGCTATTGCTGCTGCTGCCTGTACCGCTGCTGGGTTTTCTGATTGTAATGCATACGTTGGTCTACCTCTTAGATCCTTACCAATCACCAACTTGTAGCCGTCAGGAGCCTTGCCCTCAAGTTCGTTTCTTAGAGCTGCCAACGAACCTGGAGGAATAGGATAACTCAATACATAGGCCCTGGCAGCACCTTCTATATCAAAATATATTTGTCTATATTTCTTCACCTGTTCTGCATACTGTGGACTATGGGGATTATCTAAAGATGATTTTGAAGGAAACAGAGAATATAATAACATGTGTTCTAAGTGGGAATCGCTGACCGCTCGAGAGGCTCTGTAGTCCCCTTTTGACGTGTCGAGTTTTTTGGCATCGAACCCTATCTCTGGTATTTGTGTCCTCCATCGGTTGCCGTTCTGAAAAACAAATTTTGATCTTTCAGGTATTTTATCCTGGATAGCGCCGATATTTGCTACTATTTCCATACCTCGGTGTTGTAGTTCGTGGCCTATCCAGGTGCTGTACATATTTTCTTTCTTTACCCACTTGTCAACTGAGTCACCATTAAAATTTAGCAGTATATCATAATCTTTTACTGAATCTGGGTCTCCGTTCTGCGCGATGCCTACGCCACCTATAAAATGTTGACCTACAGCACTACCCGAGAGATAACCTTGACCTTGTTTACTAAAGTCCAACCCTATGTTTGCAGGACGGTTTAATCTTACCTCCATGTTTAGTCCGCTAGGATCTCCTATGATTCCGAGATACATGATAGCGTCTAAACCTCTAGGTAAATCTTGCTCAATGGCCGCCAGGGCCATGGACGCGGCCCATTGTTGCCAATCTATGTCGGCTTTTATAACTTCTTCACGTATAAATTCTCTTGCTCTCATTTAGCATCTCCAAATATCGGACCACCTATGAAGTGCCCATTCTGACTCAACACACCATTGCGTAACTGCTTGATGATAGGATCAGTGATGTCTCTGCGGCGGAAGTGCGGAATGAATATGTGTGTTTCCACAGGTGCATCATTGTTTTCTTCTTGTATGGCATACATCCTGTGTCGCCCGTCATGATCACGCACCTTGGCTTCCATGCTGAAGTCACCGTCTTCCCACTCCTGTGGCACTGCGATAGTAAGGAATGGTGCTCCAAATCCTTGATCGTTGATCTGCTTCTTTAGATGATTGATGGTTTCGCGTTCGTCGGGACTGTTCTTGTCCAAGGGCAAACTGAGTTTGAGGAATGTGCTGGGTCGCATGACCGTGCGTAAGCCAAAGTAATCGACATCAGCATTGTGCGGCACAGCACCCAGTCCATGCTTGTTGTCTATCTTTAGTTCAGTGATGAATTCTTGTGCTCTCATTCGTCTATCCTATGCACATTGGTCACTATGCTGTCTTTGCCATATTGAGCTTGCAGTAGCAATCGAGCCATGGCTGGTGATTTGGCAAATATGGCCACATCTACACTGGTAGTATACGCGGGATTTTTCACCCGCACAGACGCACCATACACATGGAATCCTGTAAGTAATTCTTCGCGGAGGAATTCTCTGGCTCTCATAGTTTGAGATACTTTCTTAAATCTTCACCTGTGATGCCTTTGGCTATCAGTTTGTCTACTTCGCGTTGGAACATGCCTTTGTTTTCGGGAGTCCATGGTTCCCACTCTTTGTAGAATTTTATTCCTTTATTGTATGAGTTTATAGTTTGGGGTGTCCATGGTCGGCCTGTCATGTCCAAGTCGCTTCCGGCGTATGGTCCTTCGTCAGGAACTACAGGGCCTAGATTATCTGTCTGCGTGGCCAATGCCACTGGCAGGCTTGTGGCTGCACGAACAACAGGAGCCGCTGCGCGAACAAAAGGAGCCGCTGCTGACATGGCCTTGCCTGCCGCTGCGGCCACAGGTTCGGATATGGCTTTGGGAATCATGTTGGCTGCGTACCGGAACATATCATAAAACTCACTGCCGACGAATTTTACTGCATCCATCAATCCTACAAAAATTCTTCTACTCAATGAATACTGTGCGTTAGTACCTATCACTGGATTAGCGATCTCGGCTTGTATCAATTTATACGAATTGGTCAACAGTTTTTTAAACGCAGGATTTTTTTGTGCATCTTCCCACCCGGTTGGGGATGTTGTATCATACAAGTCAAACTTTTTAAACGATTCCTTGATGAGAGGGATTATTTCATCGTTAGTGGTTGTTTTTTTTATATTCTTGGCAACGTCTCCCATTGCTTCCTCAAATCTTGCACTGACCTCCGTGGGGTCACCTAGATAAACTTTACGGTTGTATTCTACAGGGAGTTTTGGATTGTATGACTTTTTTTTGTTGGCAATGTCAGCTTGGTGTTTGTCCCAGCTCTGTTGGAACAGGCGGTCCACTTCTGCTTTTCTTGTTGGATCCACTCTCTGCACCGCATCGTCAAGATTTCGTTTATACCAATCTAACAACGACTTTTCGTATTCATCCGAATCAGCAAGTGCCCGTTTGAACCAATTGTTCCGGCTTATACTTTTCTTTAGTTTACCTAAATCCATGCCTTTTATAGCATCTGCCTGATGCTTTAATTCGTGAGCCATACTTGATTGAAGCGCAAACCGACCTGTGGAATTGCCTAGGTGCAGAACTTGTGTGTTTAATTGTATTCGTAATTTTCCTCCGGTGGACACAGCTGATTGAACTGGTTTGGCCACCTGCCCGGGGGCTCTGGCAGCATCGTCTCTGGCCAAAGTATATGGCTTACTGACACCTGGGTCACCACTGAATCTAAAATTAGGATCGGCTGTTGCTAATTTCTTTGTGAGGCTATGCGGGCTGTTGCCTATGCCCGCATCTCCGGTCATTGCTACTTCAATTGCATCAACTAGTGCTTGCCCCACAGGAGTTGACATTGCAGGCATTGGGATCTGACGCAAGTTGATTATGTTACCTGATATCATTGCCTTGGGATTTGCCGTGAGATAGTCGGCTACCGCACGACTGATCCGTGACAAGTCCTGGCTCTCTGCAGTATTATACTCAAGTAGAAATTCCCTTGCTCTCATCAGCAGTTCCACTTCCTCAATGCCAATGCCTTGCGTGTGGGTTTGCCATTGGGCTTTTTCATTGGACCTTTTACACCACCCATCCTGGCACAGAATGATTTACGACGCTTGGCTGCTTTTGATCCGGGCTTGAGTTTCGACGGCTTGGTTGTTACAGCCATCTGTAGTTTGCTACCGGGGTTTTCTCTGCGATAACTGGCCACACCCTTGGCATTGAGTCCGCCCTTTTTGCTCTTGCCTGCGCTTCGTCGCCAGGCTGCTGTTTCAAACAGTTCTTCGTCGTCTACGGATTCAAAGTCTTCCCAGATCTGTTCAGCATCAACACCATGTGCCTCTGCTAGTTCCATGACCATTTCTTCTATGATATCAAACTGTTGATCGGGGTCAAGATCTTCTGTGATTGATTCCTTTGGTACACAATTAGGAACCATTCGTCCTCCTTTGTTTTTCATACCAACTTGTTTGTGTGTGTCCCAACATTTTTCATTTAGATTGTCTCTTGAATGATCACCATGTGTCTCGCACATGCCACACATTTCACACACCATTTCCATCTCAACTGATTCGTTGTGTTTCTTCTTGCCAGCACAGTGGGCCTTTTGACTAAACCCTTTTGGATGTGAGCAGTTGATACTGCTTTTGTATTTTTGACTCCACTTTTCTTCCAAGTGGCGGACGCTTTCAGTTATAAATTCATGCGATTTCATTTACATCACCTTTCCGTTAGGACTTGTTACCATAGTTGGCTGCGCCTTTTTTGCGACACTGCACCAAGCGACCCGAAGCATAAGCCGACGGCCATACTTTTGCCGAAGCCTTGACTTTATAGTAACAAGCATCTTTCTTTTCTGTGATCATGTGTTCAGGATACATGGCACCGCCGCAATGCGGACATATATCGTGATCTTCCTTGACCTGTTTCTTGGTAGGCACATTGATAGCAGCACCGCGACGATCAGGATTAGGATCTTGTCTACGCTTTCTTGCTGCTGCTGACGCACGCCCTTTCTTGCCCAGTGCGTGCGCCTTGGCCTGCGGCAAACACTTGGGCTTGCCTTCTGATTCACTTCCACGAGCACAGTCGCCACGAATCTTGCCGTCAGGGCCAAATCTCACCCATTTTTCTTTGAACCACTGGTGTAGATTTTCTTCCAACTGTCGGATTTCTTCTGTGATAAATTCGCTTGACTTCATTTACATCACCTTCTTTCCGCGATCTTTTTCAGTGATAGGACCGCCCACTACCCAAGCAGCACAGGTCCTTGTGCCGGCACATTTGAAGTGCAAAAAGTTGCAGTAGCCCAGATCACTCAGGTTTATTGTTGCCGCAGCATCCACATGTGAGTCATCACCGCGGATTCCAGACTCGATACATTTTCGCATGGTATCACTGGCATCAAATGCAGCACAGTTTCCGCACAGCATGGTCTTGACAGTTTTTTCTGTCACAGCCCAACGGGTCGCAGCACCTTTCCAATAGTCGCCGGGCTCTAGCGGATTGGCTGGGCCGTAGTGATAATCATCTATGGCTGCTTGACGATTCTTGAGATTGAGTTCAATGTCATGCGTGGCTACCGGACAACCTTTTTCCACTGCTTCAACAAGTCTAATAAAGTTTCTCATGTGCTTATTTAACCCCAATGCGTAATAGACTTGTGTAGTCTGTTTCTGGATCCTCAGCTGATCTTGAGCCTTGATATAGAGTCCGACTGAGATCATACGCACTGAGATCATGATCCACATCGTCTCGGCTCTGCAACGCCACTAATACCCCCGCGGGTATGTGATCAAACCATCCGCGATTTGCCATGTCATGACAACTTGTGTTGATCACCAGTCCATCCTCGTCCAGTTGCCTGTAATCCAGTCGATTAGCGTCTTTGATCATGGGCTCGATCCTATCGTCAATGTTCAAGATACGGGCTATGCGGTGTGCTCGACGCACCACTTGAGGATCCTTGTCTACATTCACGATGTGATCATATTCAATACCGCTGCGGTTCAACAATATGCTCATGTTTCCATACCATGAGCCTAACACATAGATAGTTGAGAACTGATCCTGTATTTTCTTCAGTTCATGTATCAGCCACAGTTTGTTCAGGATCAAGCCCGACTCAAAACTACCTTGCAAGGTTGACGGGCTGAACTCTAACAGTTTCATACTGTTATGATTTCTGCTATGTTATAGTCAGCAGGGCGACCCACATACACGGTCTTCAACACATACTTGACATCACCAATCTTTCTCATGCCCAGGGCCACATTGGTAGTGTGATCCAGCACATAAAATCTATTGCCCACCGCCAGTTGAGACATCTGTTTTATCACTCGAGGCAGTTTGAGTTTGCGTATGGCAGAATCAAATGATTTGTCGTCAATACCACGCTGTTGTTGTCGATCCAGAGCATGATCGTCCAGGTTCACAATGATATCGCCCAGATTGATAGTGGCCACAGTGTCCTCGTTGATGCTTCCATAGTCTTCCGCCACAAAATCGTCGTCGGTTGGATCATCGTATTTGACCGGAGGTTTGACCTTGTCTTGTGGGAATAGTTCTTGCGGCACAGCGATAGCAGCACCTGGCTTGGTAGGTGATTGCTGTTCTTTTTCAAATGCACCACGAATTTGATTATAAATCGGGTCCGTGGTCTGTTTCAACTTGTTGTATTTTAGATTTTTTCTGTATTCTACATGTTGTGCTCGAGCAGCATTGTATTCTGCTGTGCCATATGGAATAACCACATTGTTCTTGGTATATCTTATCTGGCCAGCATCGTCATCCCAGTCGGCCACAAATCCGGGGCTGATAACATCCATCATGGCCTCCTCGTTGGTCTTCTTCCGCTTGCCTGATTTCATGTTGGCCATCCAATGTGCCAACTGTGCTGCCCGGCCTGAATGGCTCTTGGCAAACCGGCGTAGATTGCTCACTGAGGATTTGGTGGGCACATGATGGCGTTTTGAATCACCTTTGTCTTCAGGATGCTTGCCGTCGGCAAAGTTTTCCTGCACACTATCGATATTACACCCGTTCTGTGTGCCATATTTCTGTGTTCCGGTGGTGCCGCAACTGATGCGATCTGCAAGATAACGATAGTTCAGGTGATCCTGCCCTTGATATTTTTCTATTGCTGCCAGTGCTTGTCGTTGGAAATCTCGATTCTTATCGCAATGCTGTGCCATCAACCAATAGTTATGCCAATCATCTTCTGTGAATGTATCGAAATCAAAGGTCATCTTCATGAATCGATCTTGATTTGCGGAATCACCAAATATATCATCACTGGGGCGGCCTTTGAGTTGAGCATACATCTGTGCTCCTTTATCCCAATCGCCACCTGCTTTTGATTGAACAAACTGTTTATATTCGTTGCGTTCGGCCTGGTCCTGCGACACCATGGATGCTAACGGTCCAGCGGCTCCTTCTCTCATCAGTTGTGTAGTAGCCATATTTTTCTGTATACGGTCAATCTCATCCTGGAAGTTCTTATTGTATGGATCACCGGGATTTTTAGCAATCTCTTTTTTGAGATCTTCGATATATTGTTGATCTATAGCCGGGCTACCAAATCCAAAAGTATTAACATCATCACCTCCGCCAAGTCTACTTAATCTTGTTGCGGCAGAAGATGATCTTGGCATCGCCGTAGTCCACTTGCCAGTGGTTTTATCCAGGACCTGGGCATGGCTCACATCAACTGCTGTGTTAGTAGGCACCCGATCTATAGGCACACGCACTTTGACCTTGTCATCTGCATTTTTCCAGTCTCGCCCAAAATGCCCTTGTTCATCGCCTGATGACCAAAACTTTTGATCAGGAGTCCAGCCTGGTGTTCTTCCTGGAGTGGGATTGGCCTGGAAATGCCCAGTCTCTAGTGCATGTTGTAACTCTGCAGGGCTCATGTTTCTGTAGGCATGAGTGATCTGATCAGGACCAGCAGGTGCTCGCCCAGTGAGTTTATTGCTTGTAGCAGGCGGTGGAACCACAACATTGTTCACAGCAGGGGCACGAACTTGTTTTGGCACCACATCTGCTGATGTGCCAAAGTTTACCTTCAATGGAACTTTTTTCCAATATGGATTTGTAGGATCCATTCTTTGTTGTAATAGATTTATAGCAGAGAGTCTATGAGCACCGTCGTTTAAGTTTCCGTCTATGACTACCAATGGGGGCAAGTTGGCAACAGATTGTGGATTATTTTTAAGATATTTTGCGTATTCGATGACTTTTTTAGTAACACCCCAACTGTGATCTTTGGCATCCCAATCATCAATGACATTGTTTACATACGGAATACCTTTAACAGTATTAAGTATTTGATTCAGTGTCATTTCTTTTGTCTGGATGTTAGCATCGGGTCTGAATTGTGCAGCAACTCCAGATGATTCACCTGGTTGAGGGGCCCCTTCTCGGATCTGTCCGCCCGAGACCAGTCGTTGCCATGTATTCATGGGGATATACCAAGTGCCATTCGCAGTTTGTTTGAACCCCATGGCCTGCATCTGTTGCGGGCTATAACCGCCTGACAGTTCACCAGGCTTCAAGAACTTCATTGGTGGTCCGGTGTAGGCTTCATCTACATTTTTCTTCATATACTTCTTACGCAACTCAAAATCTTTTGGCGTTGCTTGTCTAATCAAATGCAACCATTTATCTACAGGAACTGCTATTACTTCTATAGGCTTAACTTCTTTAACTTCCGGTTTGGAATACCACTCTCGGCCATTGTGTTTTATGAATAAATCTTTGGGAACCTTGTGCAAATAAACCATCTCACCTTTTCTAATACCGCCCTTGAATAAAACCATTTGTGGATCGTTGGGAAACATTGCATTATCTGATCCAGGAGTAGTTAATCCCATGGCTATGGCAAATTTGGCATTGGGAGTAGCGTATACAGCATTTTTATTACTTTCTTCTTTACCACCGGTATCGACTGCCTGATGAGGATATAGAACATCGTGCTTGTTTCTAGATCCATGCCATAGATAATCATTTACGCCTTCTGCCACAGTCTGTGGTAAGAAACTGGCTGCTATGTCCTTACAAGTGTTGAAGATGTCAGCGTTGTCAGTGACCTGCAGATTGAACGGATAGTCTTCGGCAGGATGCTGTGTGGGGTCTTGCCAACCTGCATAGCATTTTTCAATGCCATAGTCTGATAACAGGTCAGTGCAACTCTCGCCATACCGCTCATCCATGTGATTCACACAAGGACTCAGCGTGGTGACCATGATGGCATTGGGTCCGATACGACCGTGGCGTTTCAAATGCTTGGCTATGGCCATGCGTTCAGCATGCCGGCGTGTTCCTTCGGGCCCGGGCATGTTGATAGCATAGGTGTGATTGTTTTTGTTGTCGATCAAACAAGCAGCCACACGCCCATACTTTTCTGGATTGGTTTCGTGGCCACGGCGGATCATTTCAATGCACTTTTCCAGCACTGAATCCAGTTTGTGAAGTTTGGTGATCTCTCTGCTTTCGGTCACAGGTGCTGTGCTCTGTCTCACTGAGTAATCAATCCCATAGATTGGTTGGTCCGGAGTCATGCGGGCATAGTTGGCCAACCATTCCTGCCCTTTACGCCAGGCTTCGGCTTGATCGGCAGCATACATCCTGAACACTGGTCGGTCAGTGCTTCTATCGTATACTTCCCACTGTGTCTGTGCCGGGGGGATCTCTATGTCAATGTCTTGCACTCCGGGCACAGGAGTGGGTGTGGGTGCTTGACTGGCTTCATAGTCCGCCCAGCGTCTGGTGTTGGCCGCTACATCAGCAGCCTGGCGTTGGCGTTGCAGATCCAGGGTGCTGCCTGGAATGAATGCCACCTGCGATCCGGCTGCCGGGATAACATCAAATGGTCCTTGCATATTGACTGAAGGCAATTCATCATTGGCCATCAACCATTCATGTGCTGCGGCATTGGCATCTCTTTGAACATTTCTGTTCCAGAAAGTATGCACAAGGTTGTTGTTTCTATCAATGATGTTCCATTGCACACTACTGGATTCGGGTGCCGCCGGTGCTAGAAACTGCGTGGTATCCACTACCATGTAATCTGCGGCATTTGCATTTTCTCGAGCAGCCCAGGCCGCCATCACAGCACGAAGTTGTGCTTGGCTGTAGCCATCTGGCAAGGTGAATCTAAACAAGTAGTTGGGTGCAGGTCCTGGTGTTCCGTGACCGTAGGCAAACACTAAAGGATCATCTCTATTCACAATAGCCAGTCGCCCGTTGGGATCATTGGGTCTGCCGCGGCCCTGCGGATGTGGTCCTGTGGTGCTGGCACCTGCTGCGGGTTCATCCAGGCGTTCGATGGTCATTGCATCGTTATCCACAAATCTCCAGTTGGGCTGCTGTATTATGGCCTGCTTCTTGGCATCTATAGGGTCAGTGGCCATCACTTCCACCACGCCGCCGCCCAGTTCAGGCTTTAATGACACTCTCCAGCGATGACCATTCACGATGGCCTCACCGGACTTCTTGGCCTTGCGGTCCGCCTGTGCTTGCCGCACAAAACTCTTTAGTGCAGTGGCAGGTAGTTCGCCTGCTGCATACTTGGCAAATACGGCTAGAGGATCTTTTTCACCGTTGGGTGCCAGGATCTTGTATAGTTTTTTCAGATACTCTTCACGATAGGCCTTGGGATCCATGGCCGCCGACAGCGCCACAGTGAATCTCAACAGAGTGTTTTCGATCATGCTGAAGTTGTCGCCCAGCCAATCACCGCCGGGACTGCGGAACTCCACATGGCCATCTTTGGTGTTGATTGAAGTGTATTTGTCTGTGATACCAGAATGTATGGCCTTGCTGGCCAGTTCGCCCATGTGGCCTTTCATCTTGTCCAGTAAATATTTTGCTTCGTAAGGCCGTTTTTGCACATGATCACGCACTTTTTTCATGGCGCTCCGGGCATAGGTGTTGCTGGCACGACCAAACTGCTGTAGCACATATTCGTCGCCCATGAGCAGGGCCAGCTTCACAAAGTCCAGTCGGTCGAGATCATAGTTGGGCACTGAGATGTTGATGTGTAGCCCAGTTGAACTGTTGGTGTAGCAGCCGTTTTGATCTGCCCACTTCTTGACTTTGTTCAGGTCCGACATTATTTGATCTATGGGCAAGGGCGGGCTCACAAACTCCAGGCCAGCATCATCGGGATCATCTGGTTCCAGGCTGCCATCGGGTTCCACCACATAGAAGTTCTTGCCCGGTGCTGGACGCTCTTGTCCATACTCGTGATAACTATCACTGGCTCTGGCCGGGCGGCCCACAGCAGCACTGAATGATTCTGCTGTTTCCTGTACCGAGGCTCCTTCGCCGCTGCTGACGCTGCGATAGTGTGGCCAGTTGATGTCGCCGGAATATCTATTCTCAATATCACTCATCATGGTTAGGCCTGAATCCCCCAACCATTCTTCAAACGCGTCGTCGTTTTCGTAGAACTCTTCTCTGGCACTTTCCTGTGCGTCCTCATACCAAGGTTGTATTTGTGAGGTAGCGATCATGTCCGCAACCAGTAGATATTCTTGGCGGCCGATGGGGTCTTCCTCTTCTAGATCCAACAAGTGTCTGACCTCATCGTCATCCATATTTTCTTTGATATAGGGGTAAATGAATTCTTCGCTGTCTGACTCCCAACGAGTGTCGAATTCTTCCGATTGCCATTCAGAGAAATCATTCATCATTGAGTCGATAAGGCTGTCCACACTTCTGCGGCTGTTGTAATCACCGTCATAGAAAAAGTCTCGGATGTCTCTGGGGCTGCTGGCTCGGTCATCTTGATCGTAGTCAGGTTCCAGGTCACCGTCGTCTTCACCTTGGGTGTTGGGCACGATCATCTCAAACTCCATGCCAGCTAGGGCACCGGTCTTGGCTGCTTCTTTTCGCAGATTCTTACCGCCCATGTTGATCTCAAACAGATCCTGCTCTTTGAACTCACGCAACATCTTCTGTAATCCTGCTGTGAGCAGGGCAGGATGCCCTTGGCTATCAGTTTGTAATCCCAGTTTGTTGGCTTCTTTGCCCACAGCACCGGGACGCACATCTTTAGTTAAAGCCATAACGAATCGTGGATCTTTGGCTTGTTTCTTTGTAGGGATGTAGCCCGATGCTTCTTCCAGGGTGGCACCATCAAACATGTCGGGCTGTTCTTCGGCCCATTGTCGCATGATACGACCGGCCATGGCGTTGGCTTGATCTTCCCAAGGGCTACCAGTCTCACCGGCATCTGCGGGCAACGGACTCTTCTCATCTTGTTGACGATGTGTCATCTCATGTGCCATGGTTCGAAGTATATCCAACACATGGCGACCCGATGTGGCCAAGATCAGTGTATTTGTTTCAGGATCGTATTGACCAAAACTGCCATTTTCTCTGCTCCAGTCCGGAGTGGTTTCCAAACGCAGTCGAGGTGGATCCTCTAACTCTAACTTGCTTACACAACTCTTATAGAAACGATGCAGTATCTTTTTTAATTGATCTGGATTCACATTTTCTGTAATGTCTTCTTTCACAGATTTCGACAAGGCAGCTTTGGCTACTGCTTTATAATTTGTAGGATGTAATCCTTCTCTGTCCGGGGTTGATACATCAGCAAGGTCTACATAGGCATCCCCACCAATGGCCGACATCACATCTTGGGCAGCACTTCTATTGAAGGGCAATATCCAAACATATTGTTTAGCGCCAAGAACATCTCTTATACGACTGATATTGTTTATTGTGGCCCGAGGGTTAGGGTTCACACCACCATTTCGGATAGGATAGTCGTTGGTTCCTGCACTTACGATGGCCAAATCAGCACCTTGCACTTGAGGATTTGAAGCAGCCGCATCAAGTATTTGTTTAGTGCTCCGACCCACCTTTGCTTCGTATGGTAGACCGGCAGCCTGTGCGATGCCCACGGCGATGCTGTCTCCAACCACTACAACTCGGGGTTTGGCCGAAGCAGTAGATAAGTTCCAACTAGGAACTTGTTCGCCTTCATCCACTTGTTCTGTTTCGGTGCCGGCAGGATGGTCTTGGCCAGCATACGCAGTGCCCGGATACCAGTAATCACGCATGCCATAGTTCACACGCTTGCGAGGCTTGTTTGATTGTTCTAGACTGAGTTCACGATCACGAATGGCTGTCTTGGCATCCTTTAATCGGCCAATGCAACCCATGTTCCGCAACAGTTTGAAAGTGATGTTCTCACAGCCAAACTCACCATTCTGTTCCAGGCCAGTTTGACGCATGTCTTTGATACGATCCCAAAGTCGATTGATAGCATCTGCATCACCGGATTCAACAGCGGCATGGATACGAGCATCAAGATCTGCTGTTTTGTTCTGCACACATGAATCATCTACCTGGGCTCGTCTGCGTTGTGGAACTTGATTCCAGTCGTTATTCTTTATGCTGTAGATGCCTTGGCTCACATGTTTCTGATCCGCAGGCTGCACATACAGTTCTACAGGCACACCACCGATCCGGATGTCATGTTCATCATTATATTGATACTTTTTGGCATTGAACAATTCCTGATACACAGGATCGTCAGGCATTTCTACCACTAGGTGCAGATCAATGTCTGAATTGGGTGTATAACTATAGGCAGCGTTGCTGCCCGAGATGGTGATGTCCTGGACTTTGAGATCATCCACGCCCAGGAACTCTTGGAAATCTGCTGCTATTGCCTTAAGTTTTTCTTGCACTTCAGGCAACAAGTGCTCGTCTGAACCCCATATTCTAGGGTTCAGACGGCTATGGAATTTTACAGCATCGGCGAGATTAAAGTTGTCAAGATCATGGAAATTCATGATCTATTTATCGCTATTCAGCAGTAGCAGTTGTCTCTTCAGACTTCTTGTTGGTGGCGATCACTGTGGCCTCTACAGGTGTAGCTGGCGCTGCTAACTCGGCTGCCGCAGGGTGTTGCTGCATGACGATCTGTGGTTGGTTGGCTTGATTGGCCACAGCAATTTCATGCAGATCTGCATACAGTTTGTCCTGTGTCTGATAATCAAACACATAGGTTCCGGTGTGCTTCAACAACACACGCTTGTCCACAAACACTTGCCCGCCGATGTCTCGCCAGTTTTCACAGAAGGTCCAGTCTTCACTGTAGTAACGATTTTCACGCACCGCTGTGTCGAAATAGGTCTTCATGTAAGGGTTCAATGCAGGATCTAATCCAATGTCATTGGTAAATGGCTTCACAGCAGGATGTGCATTGAGCTTTTCAAACACATCACGCTTCATCAACAAGAAACCTGTGCCGGTCTTTGTGACTTCAATCAAACCTGATGGATCATTCTGCTCGGCTCCGGGAATTCCATTAACACACCATTTGACTGGCAAGGATTTCATAGGATACAACCCGCCCACGACATCTTTGTCGTGATTCAACATGACCAGCAAATGCCAAGGTTCCCAGCCGATATCGGCGTCGATAAACATCAAGTGTGTGGATTCTTTTGTGTGCAGGAACTTAGCAGTGAGAGTGTTTCTAGCCCTGCTGATCAATGATTCATTGGTCATGGTTTCCACGGTCCAATCCAAGCCCAATTGGCGTGCTACATTGGCCCATTTGATGTAACTCATGAATGTGCTTTCAGTGAGTTGTCCACCATAGCAAGGCATACAGATATGCACTCTTGTGGTTTTCAAGTAATCAATGTTTACTTGGATGCTTTGTTGACCATTGTTTTGATCCACGGGGGATGCGTTCTGGTAAGGTAGTTGTTGTTCGTCTGCCATAAGGCCCTTTCAATGTTGTAGAATATTTAACGGAGTATAGCAGGCGTGTAGAATTTCTACGACCTGGCTTCGTCCAAATAATCTTCCATCATGGGCTGATTGTATTTGTTTTGATAACTGGCCCGCAGGCCGCCTTGGCTCATCTGGCGTGTGACTTCTTCCGCCACACCTTGATCACCAATCTGACGATATTCATTGGGCCAATCTTGCCATATATTTTCGTATGCATCAAACACAGTCTCGAGATAATCTCTCAATTCATCGGGCACACGCTCTTTGCTCCAGTGACGGGGCATTTCTGAATCAGGGCCAAACCACAGTTTCCAAACGTCAGGAGTCCAGTAATCTAAAGCATCACTGTCTAAATTGCCTGCTTTCTGTAATGCTGGTGCGACAGATCTGTATCCTTCTCTGTTGGCCCATTTGGCAAAGATTTTATGATACGGCTTGTGGTGTTTGACTGCCCAATGATATAGATCTTTTACATCAGTTGGCGGCATCTGTGCGTCAGGAATAGTTGGTTCTTGACGAATCCTACTCATTATACTGTCGAATCTCTCATCGCCTGTGGCTTCTGCCACTTGTGTGCCCATGGCAGTGTCCAACATCTTGACCACAGTCTTGGCCAGTTTGGGATTCTTCTGTGTGTGCGGATACAGACTCATGACCAAGGCCATGCGTCGACGCTCATCCAGTGATGGCCATGCTGTGCGTATCTCTGTGGCTGACTGCATGCCCGGACCAAATGTAACTGTGGGCAAATAAGCCATGTAAGCATGTTGAGTCATGGGTGCCATGTTGCGAGAAATAGGTTGCAGATATCCCGGGTTGCCATCTTTCTTTATACCACCGGGTCGAGGTGGTTTGTCAGCGTCTTTTTTGCTGCGGACAAAGATCAACTGTGTGTCTGCAGGATCATAATTCTTTGTGATCTCATCTGCACGGAATGGACTCTTTACTTGATAGAAATCACCAGGTGGCACACCGGCCAACTGTGCCAGTTTTTCTTTTAGTTTGAATGGAAATGGACGAGCGGAAGTGTCGTTGGTAGCTGCCACTTTGACATCAGCACCAGGAAAAGCCTGCTGAGCAGACTGATAAAGTGCTAGGTGACCTGCGTGAAAAGGATGGAACCCACCGGGCATGATGACTAATTGTTTCATACCCAGTATTTAGTCACATGTTTTCTAATAACCAAATGTAGATCGGCGTGGAGAACTTTAACGAAACTGTGCCATTGCAACCCAGTTCACCATAGAAAGATTCAGTAGTTAGGTCGCCGGTGCCGTTGAAATCATGTTGATATCGAGCTAGGTTGGTTGTTAAATATTGGCAATCAATACCATCAAATTGTATATCACTCACAGTTATTGTAGCATCACTGAGTATATTGCCATCAGCATCTACTTGTGTATGATCTGGCTGTTTGTGCTTTAACACAAATCTTAGTTCATGATCACCGTCGTCATCGGAGATCTCATGTTCCACCCGACACACTTGATCTACATGATCCTGATCAAATAACTTGTGTTGATCTAACCAAATCTCCAATCCTAGTGGCACACTGTAGTTGGTGCTACCAACTACACAATCGAATTTGATCGTGTTCATTTTAGTAAGTGGCTTGCACTACCTCGATCGTGCCATCTTTGAAATTTGAAACCACTGCTCGTAACCATACGAAATTACCCATGACCGCTTGGATGTAAGTGTCTGTTATGGTACTGGAATCAGCTGAGCTGCCGTCACCGTACGAGGCAATGTCGAACCAACGTGAATCGGCAGGGTCGTTGTCTAAGGTGGCCTGTATCACGACTTCACCTTGCACACCACGGAACACCCAACGTAAGGTTTGGATGCTGCCACGACCCCGATAGTAGTTGGCCGCTTTTTGTGGATCGCCAATGAAGTCTTCACTACTGCCGTCATAGTTACCTGATGGAACACCGTATTCAGTGTAGGGCAACAAAGTGACGGTAGTAATAGCCATTATGCTCTTTCTACTTCCACGATGATGTGCTCACCTGCGAGTTCTTCTACCACTGAGCTCAATGAGGAGATCATGTCTTCAGTGGCAATTTCAGCTGGTGCTGCGCCGTCCTTGATCAATTTTGATAGCTTGATCACAACTATTTCTTCATGTATTTTTGCCATATCGTATTTATACAGGCAGTGGCACAGAGGTTTCTGTTTTTATAGCCGTTTCAAACTCAATCTTGTCACCGTCCAACACCACATTCAACGTGCAATCTGTGAGCTGATCAAACAAGATCCGCTTTGATAACGGCACACGGATCAACTCGTCGATTTTGCGATTCAACGGACGAGCACCCATTTTGCTATCGTAACCCTTTTCTGCCAGCAATTCAATCACAGGCTCTGAGAAGAACAGCTTGATATTCTTTTCTGCCACACTGGCTTTGAGTTGATCCAGGAATTTCACAACAATCTTCTTGATTGCTAGAGTATCCAGCTTGGTGAACTTGCAGATACGATCAATACGATTGCGTAGTTCCGGACGGAAGAACTCTTTCATGGCACGATCTTCTTCACCGGATTTTTCTAAATCTGTGGAGAATCCAATGTTGTTGTTCTCATTGTCTCGCGCACCCAAGTTTGAAGTCATGATAATGATGGTGTTCTTGCAGTCTACCCGTTTGCCATTTGCACCTGTCACATGCCCTTCGTCCAGCATCTGTAACAGTATGTTAGTAACATCACTGTGTGCTTTTTCAATTTCATCAAACAAGATCACAGAGAACGGATGTTTGCTTAGATCACTAATCAGTTTACCACCACCCACGTTGCCATCTTCAAACCCCACATAGCCCGGAGGTGCACCAATCAGGCTACTGACAGAGAACTTCTCCTGGAACTCACTCATGTCATAACGCAATAGGTGCATGTCTAGATTTTCACTCAGCAGTTTAGCTAGTTCAGTTTTACCTGTACCTGTTGGGCCCAGGAACAGGAAACTGGCCATGGGCTTGTTTGGCGTTCCAATGCCCGAGAAGTTGATATACACACGCTCTAGCACAGCATCTACGGCACCCTCTTGCCCGTACAGTTTCTGTTTGATGTTTGATTCCAGATCCACGATCTTCAAACTGCGTTCATTCTGCAAGCGGTCTGTGGGCACCCCTGTTACCCGTGCTACTTGTTCTTCGATCATTGATTTGGTCACAGTGACATTGCCTGCATCTTTCACACGTTCTCTAGCACAGGCAGCATCCAACAAGTCAATGCTTTTGTCGGGATTCTTCTTGTCATGGATATATCGTGCTGCTAGATCCACAGCAGCAGTCATGGCTTCTGTGTCGATTAACACATTGTGGAATGTTTCCAATCTTGGTGAGAGTCCGATCAAGATCTTCTCAGTGGTGTCACGGTCCGGTTCGTCAATTGACAACCTGTAGAAACGGCGCATGAGGGCACGATCTTTCTCGAAACTCTCGTAAAATTCTTCCCATGTGGTGCTGGCGATCACCTTCAAGTTGCCTTTGGTGATAGCAGGTTTCAACATGTTGGCAAAATCCAAGCTACCCGAACTACCTGCGCCTGCACCTTTCATTGTGTGTGCTTCATCCACAAACAAGATACATTTCTTTTTGGCTTCTAATGCAGAAATCACTGCTTTAAACTTTTCTTCAAAGTCGCCGCGATACTTGGATCCTGCCACCAAGCTACCAATCTCCAGGCTCCATACTTCGTGATCCTTCAAGAACTCAGGAACACGACCTTGTGCAATCTCCTGTGCTAGGCCTTCAATGATAGCAGTTTTACCCACACCTGGGTCTCCTACCATTAGCACATTGGCTTTGAAACGGCGTGCTAACACAGCAATCATTTCTTCCAGTTCTGTGGCACGTCCAATTAGTGGTTCCAAGCGATCCGTCTTGGCCATGTCAGAGAGACTGGTACAGTATTCTTCCAGCACTTCTGTGGCCTGCTGATCATTCATACCTGCTGACTTTTCTGTTTTGTAATGACGTTTCCAAAATTCAGCAAATTCACCTTTGGTCACACCAAACTTCAACAAGAAGTAGTGTGCATGGCTGTTGGTCTCGCTCATGATGGCCAGGTAAAGATCTATGGTGGCAATTTGCCTACGTCCTGAGAATAGAACTTGTGTTAGGGCACGATTGAACACACGTTCCAGGCCCTGAGTTTTGCGTGGGGTGTAGTCCTGTTCCTGGGTGACCAGGCTTTGGCAACTGTCTAGGTAGCCGCCCAGTTCTGTTTGCATCATGGCCACATCGCAGCCAAATTTGTTCAGGGTTTTGCGGAATGGTTCGTGCTGTATCAAGCTCAACAGTAGGTGCTCTGTCAGCACGTATTCGTGATGCCAGGTTCGTGCGATCTTCACAGCACCATCAATAATTGCGTCGATTTCGGGATTGTCTTGCATAGCGTTTTGTCCGTGTGAGTTGCTCATATGTTTAGTATACTATAGATTCCTGTTGTGATCAACCTATACGATACTTATTTGGTTGATTCCACCTGTATAGCAGCCAATAATTCTTCAGAGATCTTTGTGGGGATTTCGGCTTGTATCCGAACCATCATGTCTCCAATTTTGCCTGATCGATCCGGTAAACCACGACCACGTGCCCGTAACAAACTACCGGGCTGTGTTCGAGGCGGTATGCCAAGTTCGATTCGGTTACCGCGTATGTCCACCATGGTCATGGTTCCACCTGCAATCAGTTTCCATACATTAGCAGAGTGTTCGGTGATAATGTTGTTGCCCGTGCGTTGCCATGCACGGTCTGGATGTATGCGGAATGTGATAACTAGATCCTGCCCGCCGGGCCCTAGCCCAGAGAATTGAACATTATCTCCATCTTCAATTCCGTTGGGTATGGTGATCTCGATGTTGTGTGTGCCAGTTTGTGTGCCCATGGCTACCACTCTAGTTCCGGGTGAGGCCACATCTTGTATCTTGATCCACAATGTCATCCGGGCATGTCCACGCGACTGTGGTTGTTGGAATTGAGCTCCAAATATGTTGAAGATTTCGTTGAAATTAAAATTCTGATGAAAACCACCAGCAGGCATCTGCGGTTGCGGATTGTTATAAGCCGCACGTTTTTTGTCATCGCCTAGTGTGTCGTAGGCTGCTTGTATCTCTTGGAATTTCTTAGTATCCCCGCCCTTGTCCGGATGATGTTGGCTGGCTAGTTTTCTAAAAGCCTTTTTAATTTCATCAGCGGATGCGGTGCGGGGAACACCTAGTGTAGAATAATAATCAGTCATCGTGTGTAATTATACACACAGCACTGGGTCATTTCTTTTCAGGGACTTTTGTGCCTTCGAGTTTCTCATGCTTCTTCATGGTCTTACATGTTTGCTTGACCTTGCCGGATTTATCCTTTACAGGTTCTCCGGCTTTGTCCTTCACATCCACACATACCTGTTTGGTTTCGGCCCATGCCGGTTGATTATGTGTGACGGTTGCGATACACAGTATTAGACAAAATCCCACTAATAGATGTTTCATTATGCTCATAATTTACTTCTTGCTTTTCTTTTTAGCTGAGACCACGCCGTCTGCAGTCACAACCACATTGGAGATACTCCAATAAGACCCTACTGAGTTGCACAATGATCCCCAACCGCAGGTGTTGTTCCACCAAGGAGCCGAGCCGGGACCAGTTGGGCTATAACCTTGCCAGAAACTCAGTTCTAACCAATAACCATTGGCCATACTGGTTGTGAGATCATTCATGTTCACAGTTCCACTGCCTTGAGCGCCTGTGCCATTTGCGCTATTGTATACTATCACGCTGCGTCCGCTTTGTGAATAACTCACAATCATGGAAGGGGCGGTTCCGTATGTGAATTCAGTAGCAATATCAAACGGCTGAGACATGTCAATCACATTGACTAGACTGTGTAATCCGTTAGTAGCAGTAGGAGATGACAACATGGTTGAATAGTTGTAGCAACTGTTATCAGCAGTGGCAGCAAAACTGTATTCATACCGTTGTGGTCCGTTGATACCGCCGTCACCCAGGTGCAGGGTGGTCTGTGTGATCTTGTTGCCATTGGTCTCGAGCATGTCAATCTCTCTGCAGTTCCATGATGTGTTATTGCCACCAGCATCGCAGTAGTTGCTGCCCGTGGGCTGTGTTGTTGGATTGGTTGGATTTGATATCATGTAGAAACTGGCATTCACATAGTTCTGCGATACCTTGGAAAGATCCACTGTGGCAGTGATCTTGGTTATGTTTTTGTATGCTTGTTGTGATACCACACGCCCGGCATTGCAAGTTGTTCCTGCGCCAAATGTGACAGCATTACCTGACACCACGGGCTTGTTGCCGCAGGTCTGATAGTCCACTGTGAATGATGGTGTGTATGTGGCTGCTTGAGTTACAGCAGCGATGCCAAGTGCTAGTATTGCAAATAGTTTTTTCATTTAGATCTCTGGAAAGTCCGGTTGTGGAGGTGCCTTCTTGCCACCCCAACCTGTTGTGACAGGTGCTGTGTTGTAGCCAGTATTTACACTGGCCTGTGGTGGCACTGCGCCAAATCCTGGGCTCACGGTTCCGTATCCTGTGTTCATCATAGGCTGATTGCCTAAGTTGATATTGGTGTTGGTGTTGCTGCTGGGCGGAATGTATGTTGTGCCTGCGTTGGGTGGCAACTGTATACCACCGTTGTTGGCACCACCTAGTTTTTCCTGTGTGCGACCATAAGCAGCAATGCCTAGCACAGCACCCATGGCAATGTGGAACAGGCCTGCACCTTGTAGTGTGAGTGGCTGCCATTGTGTTTGAACCGATCCTTGGCTGAAGCTTTGCAGCAGACTCCATAGTATAGGTGCTAACACAAAGTCAAATGAACACACCACCATATACATCCAACCCATCATTGGGCGCCATTTCGAGTTCATCCAATCTTCTTTTTCTTGTTGTATTTTTTTTGCCATGAGTCACTCCCTTAGTATCCAAATCTGCTCTTGTATTGAGCGTATAATCCCTGTATGTCTGCTGTGGTGAATATGCCACTGTAGGCCTGCACCAGGCCTATGTTACCACTCTGCACTTCACTACCACTGGCTCTACTGAACAATCTCAACTGATTAAACCCACGAAACGCAGCATTGGTAGCTGTGTATGTGAATGTGGTTGGTTGGGTGTTTGTTGCTATCCAAAGTTGTCCCACGCCGGTTGAAATATTCAATGTAGCCCACCCAAAATGCCACACCAGATCAGCACCGGTTGCGGGCAAGTTCACTGAGCCATTGGGATAGAATGTGTTGGGATTGCCATTGTAAAGACCCATCAACCAATCGCCGCCGGTTTCATTGTTGGTGTTTAACAGCCGGCCGGCTACTGTGGCCGTGGCCTGATATGCCATGAACACTGAGTAACTCTGACCTGTGACCCAGTTGGGCCCGCCAATTATAGCATCTGTGGTTGTTGTTCCTGCACCAGACATGGTAAAAATACCACCATTGGTAGCACTCCAACTCAGTCTGCTGGTGGTGTTTGTCACAGTTACAGTGTAGGCCCCTGTGCCTGCTACCACACTTCCGTTCACCGGCAATGCTGTGTAATTGGCTGCGTCTAGATTATACACTAGATCAACACTTGGAACAAATCCGCCCCCTAGTGTGATTCCTGCTTCTACTGTGATTCCCGGTCCGACGATTATTCCCATATTAAACTCCCATCACATGCAACGCATGTTCATAATGACTGATACGATCTTCCAATCCAATGTATCCACCGTTGATGGCCCGTGTGAGCCCTTTGATGTCACCGGAATCTGCATAGCGATTCAAGTTATTGGTTTCCCAGAACCAGCAGGCGCTCTGTGCTGCGCCTTCAAATGTGGCTAGATATTCACTGGCTTCTTCCACAGGAATGTCAAGACTGCCGGCAAAGAAAGTGTAGTTGTCACGGCCGGTCAATTGAATCAGCCCGCGCCCACAGAAACGATATCCATCACCAGATGCTTCGTCACCGTTGCCCATTCTATTAGCATACACTCTGTTGGCAATCTTTTCTGGGCGATTAGCATATTGCTGTGCCAATTCCTGTGTGGGGAAATACTTGCCAAATGTTTTCATTAAACTAGCAGCCTTGTAGTTGAGATTTTCTTTGATGAAAGCAAAACTACCTGATTCATGAGCGCATTGTGCTACAAATGCTGCCACACGCTGTGGTGTATTGATATCGTAGTCAGGCAGCAGTTGATCAATGGCTTCATACCAGTGGTCGATGTGCGGATTTTTCACCATTTGCTTCAGTTGATTTAACGTCAAAATACTCATTGTAGTTGCTCCCATATTTTCTTTTGTTGCCGATACCAATCGATCCAAGCATCTGTGCGGCCTGCACATTGATAATAAGTTGTATAGTTTTCGCTCACGGTTTTTGTGAAATCTACTATGGTGACTTTTTCACCCTGGATGGTCTTTAATTCAGGACATTTTTCCATCAGCATCACAGGTGCGTCAGGAAAATTCTGTGTTAATGGCACAGCAGTTGAACATGCTGCTAATAACGATACTATGCCCAATAATGCTATTCTCATTTGTTTTCCTCAATGGGTCGATTCCGTGCTGCGGCATTGTGTGTGTTCACGATGATTTCTGGAATAGGGCAGTTTTCTACAAACTTGATCACTTCTTGATTCTTCACCACTTCACGATCCACATACCGGATAATGTCATCGCCACGTTCTTTTACCACCCGAGTCTGTGTGACTACTCGAGTAACAATCTCGGTGTTGACTTCGGCGCTGCGAATTTCTGCTGCCTGTAGCCGGGCTTCTACTTCACGCACACGTTCTCGCCAGGCCATCTCTGTGGTATAGCCACCTTCAAAGTACACACCCGTGACCAGCAATAGTATGCCTGCTATCTGTACAGGAATGCGATATTGATTCACAAAAGGAATAAAGCGCACGAAAAAGCCGGCCGCAGTGACTACCGCGCCGGCTATTAAAATAAGGTTGACTATCCAGGCAATTAAACTGTCAGGAAGAAGGTGTAAAATCCACATGCATATATTTAGTATCCCAACCAACTGGATTCGAGCCAAGTCTTGCTAGGATCAAAGTCGAATTTTTCAATAACTCGTTCATAAAGTATTCGATCACGCTGGTAGTACCAATCTCCCCAATGCGGCTGGCCTTGGGACCAAAGATCGTCGAGATCTTGTACTAATTTTTGATGTTGGTCCGACGAGCGATTTTCTTGACCCCAGGCCCAATTATTGAATACTTTGATTCCGTAATGCCGTAAAAGTGAATCAGTCTTGGCCACTGTTTGTTCATGGCTGAGCCACCAGGTAACTCCTTTTTTACGCCCACTCAATGGAATCCAATCTACTAGATTGCAATAATTACCGTATTGATCATGATAACTGGCACTGTGTTGATCTAGCCCGGGGATATAGGCGATGAATTTTCTAAAAGTTTCATTCTCATAAAACAAATCATATGCATCATGCATCTCGATATACTTGGCTACGCCTCTATGTCGTCGATGATCAGGGTACATCATGTGACTGAAAACTCGTTGATTTTTCCAATCGATTTTGTCAAAATCGATTTCATTCCACCCAAGTTTTTTAAAAGTTTTCCAGAAAAATGTACTGGCACATTTTAATGTACGCACATATACCAAATCTCCGCAGGTTATGGCTGTGGTCAAACCAATCCCATACTTTTTCTGATAGCTGTTGCACTGATATCATGTGTGGCTTGATCAAATGTTTCTTGTTCGATCCGGTAACCTACATCACGCCCATATGTTATGTTGACGATGTTGGGTACTACTTGTATCTCATACTGCCCTTGATACACAGGGTCAAGATCTCTGCGTATATTATTCTTAACTTGATCAATCGCAAATGGATTAGATCCTTGCCAGCCTTGACAATCACGTATCTGTATCACTACCTGTCCGGTTTTAGCAATAGCACGCTCAAACAATGCACGATGGCCAGCATGCCAAGGTTGCCAACGACCCAGCATCTGCACAGTTTCTTTTTGCCAATCAAAAGTAGGTCGGCGTCGATTTGCCAATATGTGTTCTCCGACGAATTCGGCCCAATGATCAGCATTTTGTTCTGTGATTCTGAAATCATAAACTTCAGGAGGAACAAATGCTTTATTTGTGTCATCAAATCGGCCAGCGTCAATTGTATCCATCCAA